GTGCTTTGAAAAAGCTACCTGTTTGCCGTTTATTCTTAATCCCCCGCTTACCCAACGCCACACCAATATCAAAAGCGGCTTTACGCCTAGCCTTTCGGACCGTCTGTTTACCAGCAGCTTTTGCTAGCCCTTCAGACCTAGCCAGTTTAGAAGCTTGTGCCAAAGCATCACCAGCATCCGCTGCTTGACCTCTAGCTGTACCTAGTACTCCTACTTGCTCTGTCACTTTTACATCTTTAGCTGTTCTATTAGCATCTAAAAGCTGCCCGGTAGCTCCTACCGCCAGTGTTGCCGCAGTATCTATGTCTTTAGCCACACCATAATTAGCCCCTTTACCTGTCAAAGTTTGATAGGTGTCGGCTTGAGCTCTACCCCTAAGCGTAGATCCAACATCTTCCGTAGCCGCTTTATCCCGCATCTCAACTAATAAAGGGTCATAAGTCTGTCTAAAATAACGTTCGTCTGCTGCTGCAACTGCAGCTTGTACTTTTTCTGTCTCAGTAGCATCATAGTCCACCCGCTTTGGTTTACTTCCCATAAGGAACCTCTCTTGTATATATTCTAGTGTCTAAACTCCATCCGTTGTTAAGTGCATACTCTTCCATTTCAGAAACAGCAGAACGCGCTTCAATAGTTCTATAACCTAAATGTTGAGCTAAATTATCAAACCAATCTGCATGGTCCAGCCAATTATGCTTCCCTTGGTTATAAGTGTAAGCAATCCAAATCAATAATGTTTTAGCACCTGTAAACTGATCAACCTCTGTAGTTAGTACTAAAAACCCTATAGGAGAAGTAAATAACGTGGCTCTTCCATTAACACACTCGCTATACACATCCTCAGGTAAATAGGTAAGTTGTGGATTTTCCTCTAGTATCTGTTCAATCCCTGGTTTAATACGCAACCAATGAAGCCGTATATCCGAAACTTCGGGCACAACAGCCGCCTTATTTTTAGTTATAGGAACTATTCTCTCTTCCATTTTAATAGTCTACCTCCTTCCCGTAACGTTTATAACGGTTACGAGAGTTTGATCCGACTCCTTTATACTTAACCATGCGCCGTACTCCTAAATCTCCACTACGCGCACGAAGTTCTGCTGTACTAACTTGTTCATTAAATAAACCTAAATAATCAGCCGCAGCCGGTGCATCACTCCAATCCCTAGAAGGGATCCGGAGTAATCTGTATAAAGTTCCAAATATACTACCGTCTCTATAATCGTTAGAGAACGCAGTGCTTATATTATTAGTTGTACGCGTTGGTTTTAAAGCAACAGACAGCTGAATCCCATTAACAATTTTAGAATTGGGTATAGGAATCACCCAAAACGTGTTTGCAGATTTTTGCAAATACACCTGGGGTTTAGTAGAACGATCACGCCAATCTGGGTAATTAAGTTCTAAACTTCTAGGGCTTATAGGATCTAAATCATCCCCGTCATGGGTCATCCATAAAATACTATGTACAGAAGTCCCTACAGGTTGATCAAAATCATACTCATACACACCCGATATAGTCGTTATTGGGTCTACATCATGCGTATAAGCCTTAGTTTTTTCACAAAACTCAATAGTAGCCGCGCGTAAGTTGGACTCTACTACCGAATCCGGACACCCCGGAACATAAGGCAGTATTTCCCTTTCTAATGACTCATACGAAGCCATTTATTTACCCTGTTGCTGCGGGTAAAGGCTGAGAGGGAGCTGAAGAAATGCCGATTTGATCCTGGTTCGGGCTTACATTAAATTGAGCTTGTCCTCCTGCACCAAGACTCCCCGCAAACAACTGGTAGTGTGTACCAGCTCGTTGTTGATTACCTGCAAACTCCGCATCCTTCAAGTAACACCTAAACAATACATAGTCTATAATTGCATTACCAAATATATCGTCTACTGAAATAGTATCATCTGTATCAGCTAGATCTGTTGGCGCACCTGAATATACAATCTCTAAGAACGTACTCGTAGTAGATGCTCCTGGGTAAACATAAAAACTACGCGGGTTATCCTCATCAAAAATATAATGTTTTACCGTAGTGGTATGCGTTGCATCACCACTTACAGTTGGGTCATGCCAATCGGGTTCTTGCGTGTCTAGAATATCAGAGTCTACTAATCTAACGGCTCTTTTACCTGTTGCACTACCCGCTGCAGATGACATGTTCCTAGTCACCTTAATAAGCCGAAGCCCACCAGTGGGTAAGGATTGTTTAGTACCAACGACTAAAGCCACATTGGCGGTAGTCGCAGTAGATTCAGGTCGAAGATTGCAAACTTCTCTTTGTGCATCATTAACATACCGTAACAATTCTGCCTCAGGCCAACGAATGCTTGTTGTATCCTGAAGTATGTCTTGTATACGGGATATTAAATTAGCACCTGTTAGTGTACCGGCCATAATTTCACCTCGTTAATTATTCAGTTTTTGTATCTCCCACTTCTACATACGCCTCATTGACATCTGGAGTACTAGGATCATCAGCGACATAATGGCCATCTTTATTCCTCGCTCTAGTTTTTTTCTCGGCGGCAGTTTTCTTAGCAGGTTTTTTAGGTGCAGGTTTAGGGGCTTCCCTAACTTCTACAGCGCCTTGCTGTAAAGCTTGATAGCCCATATCATCACCTACTTCCCGTTCTTCACCACCTTTCAAAAAGATAGATGCCCCCCAAGTTGTAGAAATATGGAGATCTGTTTCTGATTTAATTTTCACTTTTTTCTCCTAAAAAAGTAGGTAGCCCCGAAAGGCTACCCACCACCCAGGTTTTAGTAAGCAACATCTAACCTTATAACACCAAAGTCTTCATTCTGACTTGATACATCAGAATAATAAACTGGTTTCTTAAAGCCAAATATCTTACCAATAGAGATACCATTTTGGTTTCCATAGTCGAAAGTATCTTCGACAATTTCTGGAAGCCCGATATCAGCCATCGCAAGTCCTTGCGCTCCAACGAACAAGCAGCCGGCACCATCAATATCAGCGTCTGCTCCCCATTTGTATCCATTAGAACCGGCATTACCGGAAGCTCCTGAAGTCGCGCCACTTGTGTTAAACACGTGCCTGAACTCATGAACCATAATGCCATCAACCATTAAGCTTGAAGAACCTGAGAACAATTCATTGTTCGGTCCTCTTACTCCAGCATTTCTGACATTAGCCAGGAAGTCTGAATCAAGTTTAAGGTCTGCCATAACTTGAGGTGACACAAATAAATGATATACCTCTTCGTTTCCTGCGCCTCTTAAGCCTCTGATATAACTATCTTTGGCATAAGCTTTCAGCTGAACGATAGCTTTATAATTTAAGGTATCAGCTGCTACTACTGCAGTAACGTCTCCTGTTGTTATAGTGCTAGTTCCAGCATCCCACCTTCTATGTCTATTAGAAGTAGGAGCAGATACGTCACTAGAGAATACAAGATCACTAAGATTTTGCCCTGAACCCAGGGTATTTCTTAATGCGCCATTATTCTTAATGCCGTATGAAACACCAGTCATCGTTAAAAACGCTAACTGGTCGATACGATCTGCCATTGCATATGCAAGTGCGTCTCTTGAATGCTCACGAAAGTTGACAACTGACTTCTGATCAGCAAGACGACCCGCGAGTCGGTTTGCAAATCTGAGTTGGTCGAGTTGAACAACAATGTCGTACGCCCTTAATGCTTCTTCATTACCTTCAAGCGTGTTGTCTCCAACGATACCATCTCCAGTCATATCGGCTAAAAGAGTTATTACAGCTCTTGCGCCTTTTTCAGACTGGGTAAGTTCAGATATTCTCTGAACCATAGCGTTAGGTCCACTACCCGCAAATTGGTTAATGAAGGACATATTTCGGGCAACACGCCAAAAATCACGTGACCAGATAGTAAGCTGTTCGCTGGTCAGTGCACTAAAATTAGTATTAGCCATTTATGTACTCCAATTTAAGTTAATAATACTTAACCGTCTTTTGGGGCGATATTTACCCGTGTACCCTTTATCGTTGGGGCTACGACTTCGTGTGTTTTACGAGAACGACCTCGGTTATATTAACGCCATAACAGGCGATTACGTTTTTTTACTGAAACGACTCAGGTTAGATATCGTTCTAACAAACGAAACTTATATAACATCCTATCATAACTTTACCCAAAGTCACCCCGCATTCGTTTTAAAGTTTCTTCCGGCAAGGCACCAAACTCTTCATCAGATAATATATTTAAGTCTGCAACTTTATCTCCTCGTTTAGCCGTGCCTTCTCCTTGAAGCTTTGGGGGTTGTGATTTTGAGGCTTCTAATTTCTTTTTAACCGCTGTTCTCTGTCTATTTTGTACAACTGCTTTATTTTG